AAGCAACTGTATTAATACCTTCGCCTGCTAAAAATTCCATAGGCACACCAATTTGTGTAGCACCTTGTGTTGAACTCTCGTCTGTAAATGTAAAGTTTTCAATCTTAGCACCATCAATACTACCTGCTAACATTGCGTTAGTAATACCTAATGATTTAACTCTTAATGCGTCTGCGTTAACTTCTACAGATGAATTATCAACTGCAACATCTAATTGATTACCTGATTTAGTTAAAGCTGCACCTGCTGTAATTTGACCTGCACCAGAGAATTGTGCTACATCTAAAGCAGTTGTACCAAAAGTAGGAGAACCATTATGTGTAAATACATAACCATTATCTCCGTTAGCAGTACCTTGTTCTACAAATACAAAAGAACCACCTGTTAATTCAGCAGGTTGGTCTTCAGGAGTTGCTCTTGTTAAAATCCAATTTGATGAACCTGAACCAATATTTGTTACAACATAGATACCATTTTGAGCGGCTGTTGATTGGTCTTTAACTAAAACTCTATCAGCTGCTACCATAGTTATGCCATCAATTGACAATGCAGCTTGTGTGCCAGAGTTTGTTAATGTTGCACCAACACCAGCAGTACCGTTTGAATAAGTTGCTGATAAGTTAGCTGTAGTAGCAACTTTACAAGATGGTTTAGTATCTAAACCTTGTGCAACTTGGTCAACATAAGCTTTGTTTGCTAATGAGTCAGTTGTAAATCCTGCTCTATCTTCATAACCACTAGGAACTTTAACTGTACCTGTACCGTGAGGCGACATAGTAATATCAGTATTACTAGCACTTGTTGATAAAGTTGAACCGTTAATCGTTATACTATCAACAACTAAAGAAGTTAAACCTGCAATATCAGTTGTAGCTGCACCTAATGTTAATGTAGATGAACCTAATGTAGTTGTAGGAGTTGCTAAGTTAGCATTTGTTATGCCTGCACTACCTGATAAGTTTGAATTTGTTAATGCTGTGGCAGTTACAGTTACAGTATTGTCTGTTACTGTTTGAGTTAAACCGGCACCACCAGCAAATGTTAATGTTTCAGCAGTATTATATGTATCTGTTCCTGAGTCACCAGCTAAATCTATAAATTGATTTACTGTTGCAAAATCTAAATTACCTGAACCATCTGTTTTTAAAAATTGTCCGGCAGAACCATCTCCGTCAGGTAAAGTAAATGTAGTTGTAGAAGTAACGGCGTTAGGAGCTTTTAAACCAATAAAGTTTGTGCCATTATTTGTACCCTCATTTAATTTTACCGTACCACCTACTGTAGCACTATTACCAATAATAACTTCATCAATTGCTTTGTTAGTATCTAATAAGACTGCTGAGTTTGCTGTTGCTGTACCTGTTGCATGGTCTAATAAGTCCATGAAGTATTGACCACCGATAACTGTTACATTATTTGCGTCACCATTACCGTCAACACCACCCTCACCAATGAATATTCTGTCACCGTTATTACCTTGTGTTCCTGTTCCATAAGTATAAGCTAATTCACCTAGTTTCAGCGTACTCGGTGCCGTAGTACCCGAACTTCTTTTTATCTGAATTACTGTTGCCATTTCTTAAAAAGCTCCTGCGTTTATTGTCAAGGTACCAGTTGAAGTTACAATTTCATTTGTAGTAACAAACTTAGCGTCGCTTGACCTATATTGTAATATTGCTCCATCATTTAGATTTGTAGTATCAACATCACCTAGCAATTTAAGTTGAAGAGAACTGTTTTGAGCAGCCTGAGCTGATGGCAAAGATACTGAAACCGTTTGTGGTCCAGAGGAAGTATCTACATTTATGTTAGCAGTTGTACTATTACTTTGTCCTACTGTAGCTGTTATATCTGCCATATTCTCTCCTGTGTATATTTATAATAAAAAAAGAGTTGAATTAGGTAGTAACAGAGGGTCTTACGGTAATAATTCCTTCAATAACCCTAGTAACCGTGCTTGTAGAAGTCTGTAATATTTCTAAATCATAGACATATCTTTCAGCGTCTAGGGCTGAAGTTTCATCAGCAGTCAATGACAATGTAACAATACCTGTTGTTGGGTCACCATTTACAGTTGCTGTAATTGATGTTCTTGTTCTTGTTGAGGCATAACCTTTTGCCATTTTGGCAGACGCTGTGTAACCTGTAAGATTAAATGCGTTTCCATTTGAGTCTTTGACAGTTACATCCGAGTTGAATGTTGCGCCTTGGTCTAAAGTTAGGTTAGCTATTGCGGCCATCTATTTTTTCTCTTCTGGTACTTCTTTTTTAACTAATTCTGCAATTTTTTTATTATAATGTGCTGTTAACACTTCGATTTTTTCTAGCTCAAGATTGTGTCTTACTTTTGAGGCCTGAATTTCTTGTCTTACTACTAGGTAATTTTGCAATTCTGGACTCAATTTTGCGACATCATAATCTTTGCCGTCAATCATTACTGTATTCATAATTATCTCCTTACTACTATTTATACAAAATAAATAGATGTATGTTGAAAGATTTACTAAAAACCAGAGTTACCACAAAATGGTGGTCTGATAAAATAGTTGAAAGTGATAAAGTAGAATATGTATTAGATTGTATTCGTAGAGCTCCATCTAAACAACTAAATTACAATTATAAAGTAATAATTTTTGATGAGTCTAAAAGATGTAAAGAAATAAAAAACTGGTTGTATTGGGAACACACATATTGTTTAAATAAAATTAGAGGCGGAAAAGGTGAGGGACTTAAAAGATTTAATGGTCAAGTTTTAGCACCCATAGTAATAGCATGGGCTTCTGAAAAAAATGATTTAGAGGTCATAGAAGATATAATGGTTAGCTCAACAACTGCATTATTAGCTGCTGAAGAAATAGGACTTGATACTGGTTTTAATGGTTGTTTAGAAGCAAAAGAATTAGGACAAAAAATAGGCGAGCCTTATGTTCATATGTTATTAGGCATAGGTTATTCTGATAATAAGAGTGGTGACAATATTAGAAAAGTATATAAAGACGGAGTTGAGGTGGGTTGGGACCTAGATAATGGCGCTCAAGGTGAATGTATAAATAATAATATAGGAGAATATTATGGCAGATAATGTAATTGTGAAACCTGGTGTAAGTGGTCAATCAGTTAAATTCAACGCAAAAGAAGTAGATTGTGAAACGCTAGCAAATGAGGTAGCGTTATTAAGTTTAGGTGATTGGGAAGGACTAAAAGTAAAAATTAATTGTGGTCAATACTCAAAACAAATTAAAGAATTTGATAATGATTGGGTAGATTACTTACCTAGAACTGATAAGATTAATAATCGTAAAGCACTATCTCTTTTAAATTTACCAGGTAAAACTCATCAAGATAACCCTAGTTTAGCACAAGCGTGTGTAGAAGCAGATAGATATGTAAACGAGGCAGAGTTTAATGTGCCTACTAAAGTTTACGAAAAATTAGAATGTTTACATCCTTTATTAAATTTATTTCCTACTTTAGGTAGAACTTTTTTAGTTAAGTGTGGTGAAGGAGCTTACTTTCATCCTCATAGAGACCACCCTACAATGCCTAGAGATTCATTTAGAATAGCCGTATTTTTACAAGATTGTGGTCCTATGCAATTTGACTGGATACATGGTAATGAAAAAATGTTAATTGAACACGGCAGACCATATTATGTAAACACAAAAAGAGTACATAGAACTATGAGCTGGGCAAAAAATAGTACACACTTAATTGTTAATGTACCTTTTACATCTGAAAATGTATCAGCTCTAATTGCAAATTTACAACATGCTCACTAGGTCACAAGAAGATAAAGATTTTATATTATCTAATTTAGAAGAAACTTATTACATAGAAAATTTTATATCAAAAGAAGATATAGAAACTCTAAGCATGGAATACTATGGCAATGTTAATAAAGTTTATAAAAACACAGGACCTATAACCTCTGATATTAAATATTACGACTCACCAACATTAAATAAAATAATAGATAAAATTACTAATCTATATCCTAATAGCAAAGTTATGTCTGGTATGTTTTTTGAGGTAAATCAACCACATATAATACACAATGATGACAAACATAGTTTACCTTTAGCATATAAAGCTTTTAATATACCACTAGAATATGAAACTAAAGAAGAACCACATTTATGTTTTTTTGACCAAGTTTATCTCAACGGACCTAGTAAATTTTTTAATGGTGAAAAAAATATAGACACTTATTACAATACAATTGTTTATAATTATAAAAATGTTGAAGGTAAAACAAATGAACCTTTTGATAACATAATGAAAGAAAAGTATTTAAGCCACATAGAAGATAAGTGGTTAAAAGGTTTAAGTTTTA